CGATCGCCTGATGCCCAGGGTCGAATTCCTGGAAGATTTCGGATGGATCGATCCTCGCCTGACGGTGCGGAAAGAGATCTTCAAGGCCGGCCAGGTGCGCCTGGTCACAACGCCTTGCGCCGCCGCGGCGATCGCCGCCGGCAAAGCAAAGAGGATCCAGCGGGATGAAAGCACCAGCCACGGCGGGGGATCTAAGGTTCAGGATCCGCTTTGACAAGAAAGTAGAAATCCCGGCCGACGGCGGCCGCACTCTTTCGCCCTGGTCCGAAATTGGCAGCGGATCATTTATCCGGTGGGCGGACATCCGGCCGATGAAGGGTGGCGAAGGTGTTCTCGCCGATCGCCTGAAAGGCACTCAGCAAACCTTGCTGATCGTGCGTGCCGATATGAACACGAAAGATATCGATGCAAGCTGGCGCGCCGTCGAGCTCAAGAACGGAAAGCCCGTCCGATATTTCGCGCTGAAACAAGCTGCTGACATGGAGCGCGATAATCAATTCGTCACGATGCTGGGCGTCGAAGGCGATCCCGATGGCGGCGACGATCCGATAGCCAGGTAACTCGTTCGCCATCAAACAAATCCGAAATCGAATGCGCACTGCGCGCCGCGCCAGGCATTGCAGGCCGTTTCGATCAAGTGTGGACCGTCCCGGCGTCACGGGAAAAACCGACAAACCCGACAATTCAAAATGCCCAAGGAGGGCAGACAAATGAGCTTGCAAAAATCAGTAACCGTCCGGAACGCCCAGCTCGACGCGATCGAAACCGCGATCGGCACCAGCCCCGTTTTGAAAATCCGCAGCGGTGCGGCGCCGGCGAACTGCGCTGCCGCCGATACCGGGACTGTGCTTGCCACCATCACTCTGCCATCTGACTGGCTGGCGGCAGCATCTGCTGGCGTCAAATCCAAGTCCGGCACCTGGGAAGATGCCAGCGCCGACGCCACCGGCACCGCCGCGCATTGGCGCATTTATGATAGCGGCGTCACCACTTGCCACCTGCAGGGAACGGTTACCGCAACCAGCGGCGGCGGCGACATGGAAGTGTCCAATACCAGCTTTGCAACCGGCCAGGATTTCCTGATCACCAGCTTCGCGTTCACCGGCGGCGGCGCATAGCGCTGGAGTTCCGAAACTGGCTTTAGCAAGGCGAGGGTTTCGATGGTCAATGTGATCATTAAAGCGGGCGATCAAGGCGACCATCCTGGTGCTTGGAAGTGTGGCGATGTTGTCGCCATGCTTCCAGATGGTCAGGATTTGGGGCGTTGCGTCAGCATGGACCTGTGGAAATCCGAAGGGCTAAACCCCAAGGATTTCCCAGGTGGTTTTGTGGTGTGGCATGTGCCCGATGCGGAGTTGCAGGACTTTCTGCATCTGCTGAAACAACCGCACGGCGCCTGCCCGAAGGACGGATGCAAACGCGCATACACCGTGAATTGGAAGGGTGCGCCGCTCAACCTTAAGGCCGGAAATCATATCCGTTCTGATCATCTCGCGTTCCGTCAAGCGTGCAGTGTGAAGGCCGCAAAATGACCACCAAAACTGTAAAAGCGTCTGGCCCTGGCCAAGATTATCCAACCCTGACGGCGTGGGTTGCTTCTCTTGCGCTGGTGCTGTCCGCGCCACAGCAAGCGGACGTTTATAATTTTGGTCCCAGTGGGCTTGTTGAATCTGGTGGCGTTGCCATTACCGGGTTCACCACCACCGCGACCAATAAGATCATCATCAATGTGCCGGTCGGAGAGCGGCACAATGGCACCGCACATTCTGGTGCCTACGTTACCAATATCGTGGCCGGCGCAAGCACAACCACGATGCGCCTGGGCACGAATGTCGATCATGTCGAGTATCATTGGCTCGAAATAGAGAGCCTCGATACCGCCGGCGGCGCTGCGTTCCACTGGAACACTTCCTGCGGCGCCAGCAATCTTTTTGTGATGACCCATTGCATCATTCATGGGTCAACGGCGTCCGGTGTTATCGGCGCCACCGCTGCAAATGGAATTTACCAATATCGCAATAACATTTGTTATTCGCGCGGCGCCCAGCGCGTCTTCGATGCGCGCGGTGTGGTGTCCGTTGAAATCAGCAACTGCATCTTTTGGAGCGCGAGCGCGGATTTCACCGTTATCAATGACACCGAATCCACGGTCAAGAATTCCTATGCCGGCGGCGGCACCACGGCATCCTGGTGCAAATTCTTCACATCCACCGGAAGCTATAACGCATCGGATGATAATTCCGCTACGGATAGGTGGCCTACCGGGTCCATCGCCAGCATCGCGGGATCAACCGCTTTCACATCCGTTACCGCAGGTTCGGAAGATTTTCGCACCAAGTCCGGCTTTACGACTTTCACCAATGCCGGAACAACCATCGCCGCGGTGACCGATGACATTATCGGCACCGCCAGGCCGCAGGGTGCCGCCTACGATATAGGCGTCTTTGAAAATGTGGCGGTTGGTATTACTGCCACCGCCGCGATCAGCGATCCGAACGATACTGTGGCATCTGCCGGCGGCATGGTGGGCACAGGCACCGCCGCAATCACAGATCCAAACGACACGGTGGCGGCCGCCGGTAGCTTGGTGATCGGCGGCGCTGCGGCCATTTCGGATCCGAACGATACGGTGGCAGCCGCCGGCAACCTGGTCATCGGCGGTGCTGCGGCGATCAGCGATCCGAACGATACCGTTTCCGCCTTCGGCGGGTTTAGTGTGATATCGGGATCGGCGGCGATCACCGATCCCAACGATGTGATTACCGCTGTTGGAAGTTTGATCATCAGCGGCACTGCGGCCATCAACGATCCGAACGATACAATGTCCGCTTTCGGTGGTTCCGGCGTCATATCCGGCGCCGCAGCGATCGTCGATCCGAACGATACGGTCGCATCCACTGGCACAATATCCAGCGCCCCTGCGAGCCTGGTTCCCAATCCGCGCCGCTTTATCGTGGCCTAATGATGGCGAGCTGAACCATGCGCGAATTTGAAACGAAAAAGCCCGCATCAACCTATCTTTATTCGGTGGCTTTTTCCGAAATGCTGCCGGAAGGGGCAACGATCGATGACTTTGATGTTTCGATCGCGATCTATGAGGCGTCGGATCTGCAGGATCCGGATGTCGCGACTATGTTGGAGGGCAGCGCCAGTCTGAATTCGGGTGCCGTGACCGTCAACGAGGTGGAATATCCGGCAAACACCGTGCTGATGCAGAAAATCAAGGGTGGGATAATCGGCGCAGATTATGTTCTGACGTTCGCGCCGATCTTTTCGGACGGTGAAAAGCCGTTCTTCGATGTCCTGCTGCCCGTTAGAGCGTACGAGCCGCGATAATGGCCAGCCTGGGCCGCAATCTATCGGTGATGACACAGGTTCGGCGGATCAATCGCCAGCTGATGAAAACTGTGGAGCTATGCGCCGAAGCGGTCGAAAGCACGCTGCTAACACAGGCGGCCTTGCTGGCCAGCGAACAGCGCAGCCTCGCGCCCATCGATGAAACGTCCGACACGCCTGGCGCGCTGCGCGACAGCATCCAGGTGGTGCGCGGCCAGCCGACAGCAAAAAAAGCTTTCGTGGTGAAGATCACCGCGGGCGGCCGCGCCACGCTGAAACAGGGTGCCGGCAGCAAGCCTTATGACTATGCCCGCGCGGTGGAGTTCGGCACCCAGGACATGCAGCCCCGGCCATTCTTTTTTCCGATCTATCGCGCCAGGCGCAAAGCGATCAAAGCCGCGGTCAAAAAGCAGATCCGGAATTCGGTTCGAAAGGTCTTTAAATGACGGCGCCGATCGGTCCCCGCTTCGAACTGCAGAAGGCGATCGCCGCTATCCTTGCGGCCGACGCGGATCTGAAAACCCTGATCGGGGATCCGCCGCGGGTCTATCAGGAAGTGCCGGCGAAGGTGCGATTTCCGTATGTCAGTTTCGGGGATTTCCAGAAGATCCCCGACCTGGCCGAATGCATCGATGGCAGCGAGATATTTCCCACGCTGCACATCTGGTCCCGCGCAACCACCTATGCCGAAGCTGAAAGCATTTCGGAGACGATCGCGGCCGCGCTTGTCGGCGCAACTTTTACCATGACTCAAAATCGATGCCTGCTGTTTGAGCGCGATGATATCGGCGATCAGCAGCAGCGGGATCCGGATGGCGTGACCATCCACATCGCATCGCATTACCGGGCCATCACAGAGCCCGTTTGAACCGGCTGCAAAAGCCGTGCAGCCCTGTTTCGCGGGACTAGGGCACCTGCGCCACCACCATCACGGAGTCGACCATGGCAAAGCCCACCACCTTCACGTTTGGACAGTTTCTGATGCTGTTGGAGAGTTCAAATTCTCCCGGCGTCTATGCCGCGCCTTGCGGATTGACCAGCAAAGCGTTCAACCAGCAGGCCAACACCCAGGAAACCAGCGTTCCGGATTGCACGAACCCGGATGCGCCGGCCTGGATCGAGCGCGGCGTCGATACGCTGAGCAGCGATTTCTCCGGTTCCTTACCGAGGAAGCCTATGCCACCTGGCAGACCTGGTTCGAAAGCGCCACTTCGAAGTCGGTGCAGATCTATCCGATGGGCGCTGCCCTTGGCTATTACGGCGGTCAGTTCCTGCTGACCACGTTCAACAAGTCGGCGGAGCGCGGCCAGAAGGTGCGCTGCGAAGTCACGCTGCAGAGCGATGGCCAGATCATCTGGAACGGACCTGGCAGCCCGTAGCGGATAGGACAGCACATGCGTTTGACGGCGATAACGTTCCCCTGGGGCGGCGGCGAGGATTACACCTTCGACCTTCCCCTGGGGCAGATCCGCGCACTGGAAGAAAAGGCGGGCGGCGTTGGCGCGCCCGTCATTCTCTATCGGCTGCAATCGGATCAGTGGAAGGTGGACGATTTCCGCGAAACCATTCTGCAGGGCCTGCTTGGCGGCGGCATGCAAGCCGACCAGGCCCGG